TTCCACTTATCACCCGTGAACAATTTATTAATGCTTCAAACAGCAAAAATATTACGCAAGATTTTGCCGGTCAAGACGTTCAAAAGATTATAAATGATACCATTGTTTATTTAACCACTATCAAATTAGGAGATGAAGTATTAAAGAATGCTACTAGTGAGATTGGTGACTTAGATAAACATGAAGGAATCGTGGTTAGAGATCCAAATATTTATAACAATCCTTTCAAAATTACAGGAAGTTTTATTATAAAAGGTTTGGAAAGTAAGTTTAAGAAATAAAATAAATACATATTTGTTATGAAAAGAGCATTAGGTAAAAGCAATCTTGATATTGTTAAAGATTATGTTGATGGCGTTCGTCCATTCGTCCAAGTAGGATATGATTCTAATTTGGAAAATTCAACCCGTAAAGAAGGTGAAGAGTGGGAGGATGGTCAAGGACGTAAATGGGTTTGGAAAAATGGTAGTAAACGCAGAGTTTCAAAACGTGCAACTCTTGTTATAGAACAAAGATGTACGTGTTGTAATATGGATGTTAGATGGGGCAGTTATTTGGATGATCGTGTTTGGCCAAAAACACAAATGTGTTATGAGTGTTTTACCAATGAAGAAACTCGTCTAAAAACTCTTGGTATCTGGGATACATTTAATAAAATCCGTGAACTTAAAAATGTAAGATCCGCATTGCAGGATTACAAACGAAAGTTTGAAGAAACAAAAAACTGGTGTGAACAAAATCATGGTAAACCAATTGAATTTTCAGAAGAAGATGGTTCAGTTGAACGTTGGAGTGGTGCTGAAAACTTTTCAAAAGTATTAGATGATGTTACCAAGGATTTAGAAGCTATCAATGAAAGATTATCAACGATAGACGCGGAGATTGTGGAATTAGAAACAAAATATGAGTCAGCCAAACTTAAGAGAGATAATAAAAATAGAGTATAAGAAGTGTATTGAGGATCCTATATACTTCATGAAGAAGTATGTGAAGATTCAACATCCTATACGTGGTACCGTTGGGTTTGAACTATATCCATTTCAAGAAGAAGCTTTACAAGACTTTGTTGACAATCAATTAAACATCGTTCTTAAAAGCCGTCAGATGGGTATTAGTACTCTTACTGCCGCTTATAGTTTGTGGCTGATGACGTTCCACAACGACAAGAACATTCTTTGTATTAGTATTACTCAAGAAACCGCAAAAGAAATTGTTACCAAAGTACGTTTTGCTAATGACAACTTACCAAGTTGGCTTAAGGTACCTTGTGTAGAAGACAATCGTTTATCATTACGTTTAAAGAATGGATCTCAAATTAAAGCGGTATCATCTGCTGGTACCGCAGGTCGTTCATCAGCACTATCATTACTAATCATAGACGAAGCTGCATTTATTGATGGTGTTGAAGAAATATGGTTATCTGCTCAATATACATTGAGTACTGGTGGTAGAGCTATCGTATTGAGTACTCCAAATGGTGTTGGCAATTTCTTTCATAAAACATGGGTTGAAGCCGAAGCAAATCAGATTTCTGGTAAAGGGGGATTCAACACAATAAGACTTCCGTGGCATTTACATCCAGATCGTGATCAATCTTGGAGAGATAAACAGACCGAATTATCCGGTGTAAAAGGTGCAGCACAAGAATGTGATTGTGACTTTAGTACATCTGGTAATCAGGTTGTTGCAGTTGATATTCTAGAGTTTTATAAACAAACATATATAAAAGATCCAGTTGAAAGACGCGGTAACAATCAAGATATGTGGATATGGTCATATCCTGACTATAGTAAGAACTATATAGTTACTGCGGATTGTGCAAGAGGTGATGGTGGAGATTTTAGTTCGTTTCACGTATTTGATGTTGAGTCATTGGAACAGGTTGCTGAATATAAGGGTCAATTAACAACCAAAGATTATGGTAATTTGCTTGTTAGTATAGCCACAGAGTATAATAATGCATTGTTGGTGATAGAAAATAATAACGTTGGTTGGGCTACAATACAACAGGTTGTTGACAGAAATTATCAAAATACATTTTATAGTGCGTCTGATTTAACAATAGTCGATGTTGAAAGAACTTATACAAATAAACTCAATACTGCCGATAAAAAATTAGTAGCTGGTTTTACTACCACTACAAAAAATAGACCATTGATGGTTAGTAAATTGGAATCATTATTTAGAGAAAAAAGTATAATAATTCATTCACTTCGATTGTACGAAGAATTGAATGTATTTATTTGGAATGGTCCAAAAGCAGAGGCTATGAAAGGTTATAATGATGACTTAGTGATGTCATTGGCAATTGGATTATGGGTTAGAGAAACGGCTCTTAAATTGAGAAACGAACAAATACAATATAATAGACAAATGTTGTCTGGAATCAACAAAGTAACCAGTATACACAATCAACCATTGTTAACAAAACCATTTGGTCAAGCATCTGAATCTTGGGATTTCAGTCCCAATGCCAATGTAAACGGCAAAAAAGAAAGCTTAAAATGGTTGTTATAAATACTTATATATATGGCGGTAAAATATGACTGATAAAGCATTTCAAGAATTAAAGAATAGATCACTTTTTGCCAGACTTAAACGTCTGTTTAGCAATGACATAATTGTTAGAAACGTCGGTGGTAAGAAGTTGAAGGTTATAGATACCGATGAAATTCAGTATGCGACTGATCGTAATAGTCTAAGAGATCGTTTCAATAGACTACGTACAACCTCATATAATCAGTATACAAGAGATTTCAATCTATCATATCAAAGTAGCCGTGTAGAACTATTTCGTGACTATGATACGATGGACATGGATCCAATTCTTGCATCCGCACTTGACATTTATGCAGATGAATGTACTAGTAAAAATGAATTGGGTGACATCATTTCGGTACAATCTTCTAACGACGATATCAAACAAATATTAAATAATTTGTTTTATGATATTTTGAATATCGAATTCAATCTTTGGAGTTGGACTCGCAGCTTAGTAAAGTATGGTGATTTTTATTTGAGGCTTCATATTAGTCCTGAATATGGTGTATATATGGTAGAACCTCTCAGTTCATATTATGTAACCCGTTTAGAAAATGCACATCTAGAAAACAAGAATTTTGTTAAGTTCCAAGTCAATCTTCCATACGGAAATAAGATCGAAGATCTTGAGAACTATCAAATGGCACACTTTCGTTTGTTGAGTGATAGTAATTTCTTGCCATATGGTAAGAGTATGTTGGAAGGTGCTCGTCGTGTATGGAAACAATTGAGCTTGATGGAAGACGCAATGTTAATTCATCGTATCATGCGTGCTCCAGAAAAGAGAATTTTCAAGGTAGATATTGGTAATATTCCACCAAATGAAGTTGATAATCATATGGAACGTATTATCTCACAGATGAAAAAGACTCCATATTTGGATCAAGCTACTGGTGATTACAATCTTCGTTTCAATCTACAGAACATGGTAGAGGACTTTTTCTTGCCAGTTCGTGGTGGTGATAGTGGTACCGATATTAGCAATTTGCCAGGTCTTGAATGGACTGGAACAGACGATATCGAATATCTACGTAACAAGATGATGGCAGCACTCAAGATTCCAAAGGCATTCTTGGGTTATGATGAATCTTTGAGTGGTAAAGCTACTCTTGCTGCCGAAGATATTCGTTTTGCACGTACAATTCAACGTATTCAAAGAATTATTGTTAGTGAATTGAATAAGATTGCTGTTATTCACTTATATTCTCAAGGATATCGTGACGAATCACTTGTTGACTTTACATTAGAATTGACTAATCCATCTACAATCTTTGAAAAAGAAAAGATTGATGTTTGGAAGAGTAAGGTTGAAGTCAGCAAAGACATGCAAGAACAAAAGTTGTTCAGTAAGAAGTGGATTTATGAAAACGTATTTAGTATGTCTGATCAAGACATGATTAATCTACAAAAGCAACTTATCGATGATGCTAAGGGAACATATAGATTTAAGCAAATTGAAGAAGATGGTAACGATCCAGCCTTGAATTTCTTGAAATCAAAGGGTGAAGAATCAGGTGGATCAGGCGGATCTGGTGGTGGAGACACCGGTGGTAATACCGGTGGTGATGAAGCTGGCGGTGGCGCCGAAGCCGGTGGTGGTGAAACTGGTGGAGGCGCTGAAGCTGGCGGTGCAGCTGGCGGTGCTGAAGCTGGTGGTACTCCTCCACTCACAGAAAAGAAAAGAGATCAAACTGGAAGAAAAGATGCTAGAAAATATCCGTTTGGAGAAGATCCGTTAGGTACTTTAGAAAACAATAGAGATAGTGAT